AAAAAAGTTCATGATATTGTCTATGATAAACCATATGATATTCATATTGCTGATTGGATTGAGGCTTTTTTTCAAAAAGATTTAAATCCTCAAAAAACCGATAGATTTTGGTGCGCTGCTCTTTGTGGTTTTATTTATACAAAATGCGGTTTATTAGATAAAGATACCGATTGGAGTATTATGCGACCAAATGACCTATGTTTATCAGGTGAAAATTTGAAATGGAATGAAGATTGTAGTTTCAAAAAAGAAGTTAAACAAATTATATAGATGAAAATGATCTTGGTGGTTTATATGGTATATTTGTATTTATAGTTAAAGTATTATTTGTTCTAATACTTAAACTACTGCTTCTTTTTGGCATGATTTTTCTGTTTTTATTTTGAAATATATTATAGCTTTTTGGATATATTTTTGTTTTGCTAGGTTTGTGTTCTTTTTTATGCTTGTTTTTTAAATTTTTAATTGTTTTATAAACCGAACCGCAATACCAACTCTTTGAATTATTTTTTTCTGTCATATTAGATAATACAAAGAAAAAAAACTTAGATTTATAACTCTTTAATAAATATATGAGTGAAAATTGCAAAAAAGAAGATTCTAAAAATACCGTTGAAGGTAATTTGTTAAATGAAAAACAAATAGATAGTTTAAAAAAACAAATTCAATATAATTTTAAAAAAGCTTTTTTTGATTTATTGAAAGAAAAGGTTGCTGAAAATCCACCAGATTACGATTGGATTACTAAATTATATAGTGAAATTCAAGTTAAATTGAAAAAATTACTAAAAACTACTTCGCCGCTTCGAAAAGAAATCGAAGAATGTATGGATGTGGAATTATTTGATCAAATGATTAGAAACAATGCTTTTAGTGGAGAAGATTTTTATAAATTGATTAATTATGTTTTTGAACTAATAAAAAAACTAGGTTCGCCTGCTAGAGACAAAAATGTTGATGATAAAAAACAAGAAATTTTAGACATTATGATGAATGGTGGAACTTTTGCCGATATAGTTCCTATTTTTATTAAAAATGCCAATGATACTATCGATTTAATTTATATTGATATCGAAAACTTAATTAAAAAAAAATAACAACTTATTAAATAAGGTAATGTATAAAAGTGTATTTAAAAAAAATTATGAAAATCAAGATATTATTAATGAGTATAAAATTGTAAATGATGATATATGTAGAGGGAAAATTTTGATGAGACGATATCGTTCGACATCTTTTTTAGGTATGGATTTAAAAGTATGGAAATTAAAAAATTTTTCTATAGAAGATAATTATTTTTATTTTTGGCGTGTTGATGATAATGACCATATACCAGAATTAGTAAAAAAATATAAATTGAAAAATTTACGATGTGGTAAAATGTTTTCTTCTAAGGAATGGATTCCAACAAATTTTGATTATAATAAACCATGTAAAAAATATGTTTTTAAATTTAATGTTTATAATAGAAGTAAAGCTGTTATGAAATTCGCATCTCTTCGATTAGATAGCATAGAGACTTTATATAATGAATTATCTATAGCTTTTGAAAATTCTCATAAGATATAATAAATTTATTAATGTTGTTAATAGATTTATTAAATTATTATGTATTTAATATGTATGACTTCTATTAATCATTTTGATAAAATAAAAAAAATTTTATTAACACCTCCAACTTTTGTAGCCAAATTACCTTTTAAAGTTGATGATTATACTGAGGCTATAAAATTATGGTCTAATTATAAAAAAGATAAAACATTACTAATTAATGATGTTCGTGTAAAAGGTGTTTTTGATTTTCATTTAAGTAAATGTGATCATGTTATTATGTATTATTCTAATAAAATGGACAATTGTTTGTTGTTGTGTAAAATTAATAATTTATATTATAATATAATTACTCCTTTTGAAAGAAATGATATAATTAAACATTGTGATAATTCAGTATTGGCAACTTATATTAATGCATATTAGAATTTAAAACTTTCAAAGTCATTTTTACTATCTGTATAAATCATAAATATTAATCCGCCAAATAGTATTAATCTTTGCAATGTAAATACCATAACATGCCATTTATTATTAAATTCTATATCATACGAACTACATTTTAAATATATCATTGTTGTTCCACATATTAAATTTTGCATTACTTTTGACCAACCACTAACCATAGCCTTACCACTTGTTCCATACTTTATTATTTGTAAAATCATAGCTATAAACTGAACTATGGTTACTATATATGATAGATATAATCGTTTGTTTTTTTTGTAGATTTCATTTTTATTTTCTATTGTATTAACATGTTCTATTTCCATTAATAAATATATTTATAGTTGTTTATATGGTTTATTTATGTTTTTGTAGATTTCATTTTTTCTTATAAAAATATATAAAATAATATATCAATATTATTTGAACTATACTTATTCCACACCATGTTGTTGCTGTTTCTGCTCCTTCTAGTTTATATATTACATTAGGTATAAATGCTGATAAAAACATAAATAAACTTATTATTCTTGTTGTATTATTAAAAAATAAAAGGGGTATGAAAAAAAATAGAAAATGACTATATGTTCCGGGTGTAAAATATTCTGGACCTTTTCTTAATGGTAATGTAAATTTTATATGTTGTTTTCCTGAGAAACTGCATTTTTCTCCACACAAATCACATTCACTTGATGTTTTTGTTATCAATTTATCTGTTACATTTAATATTGGATTTTTAAATTCATACATTTGTAAAAATGATAATATACTTGTTACTATCGCCATTGGTATTAATATGTAAAATGATTTCAATTGTATAGGTGTTATCACTTTATATTTTTCAAATAATCCCCATAAACCTAATAAATATATAGGTGGCTGAAAGCAAATATGTATATAATTTAAATCGCTCAATGTTTGATTTAGTTTATTATCGCATTTATCTATTACTGTATAACCTAAATAATGAATTATTTGCATTAATGTAAAATAAAATATCATAATGGCTGCTTTATAATTAATATATTTTAATGTTACTATTGATGATACTCCTCCTAATAATGTCATAAATAGCGATATATTTTTTGAGAAACACATTTATAATATCTATATAAAAAAATTGTTTGATTGTGTAGTTAAGAATAGGGTTGTTAGTAGGTTAGGGTTGTTAGTAGGTTAATGTAAATGACCTGCCGAAATTATTTTTGATGCTGGTTTTTTGGAATTTTCAGCAGTAGCTCTATTAGCCTCGTTTTTGATAGGAATAAATCCGTAATCATATAGGATTTTACTAGGCAATTTTGTAATATCAACTACGAAGTTAGGCGTATCTTTATGGAATGCCACTTTTGGTAGCTCGATTCCTAGCTCTTTTAATTTCGCCTGATATTCAGCTGTATGTTGATCTACTTTTCCAGTAGTTATAAGCCTCTGTTGGAATTTCCCGCTTTTATTAAAGTAATAAGGTTTTACTTTTTTCATAAAGTGGTTATATGCTCTATGGTGACAAAATTGATATAATTTTTTGCCGCTTGGCCATTCGTAGCCGCCCATGTTGTAGCATAGGCCTAGCATGTCGCTCTCGTGGTAGGTTAGTCCTAGGTATTCTAGTGGTTGATAGGAGGTTACTCGACTAATTTTCGTATTGTTAAATTTTTTAACAGGGCTTATAAATAGGGATAGCGATGGCGAGTGCGAAATTTCGTGAGGATTTGATTCTCGCCACATAATAAGGTGCGGCGTATCTCTACAATCTACGTTGATCATTCGGCGGCGATTTGGGTAGTGCTGATGCATGTAGTCAGGATTTATTAAGGTAAATTCTGAACCGTGTTCAGCATGGTAATCCTTAAGTGGCTTAAGGTCTGCTCCATTTAAGTCCCAAAATCCAAATCGCCTTATGCCTGCTAATCCTACTATGTTTGCTATTTCGCCGGGTATCAATTCTATCTCTCCAGCCTTATTTACCTTAAATAGCTCATGTGCTTCAATATGTAACGTCTTAGGTTCGTTCTTGAATTTCGTACATTTCCTTAATCTATTTGGTAGGTAATAATTATTACCACCATATAGCGTTGTCATTACTTGTCTTAAGGTGCTATTATTCTGAAGTAAGGTATGTGCTGGTGTTCCATATTGATGCAACATTCCTTGGGCATCGTCCCCTGCTTTGCGCTTCTTATATTTGGCCGGATTTAATTTCTCTTCCATCGTAGGCTCTGTTACCTTAAATTCTTCCTTATACATCGCGTTAGCTGTAGTATAAAACTCTGTATTCTCTATCGCGCTATGAAGCTCCTTTTTATTACATGTTAATGCTATTACAGCTACGCCGTATGTATCGAGTATTTTCAAAATATCTTCAGGTTTCTTCGCTAAGACCTGCTGTGTAGGTATCTCGATTGGATCAGTCGGTTTGGTTGATTTTTTCCTACTCTTTTTAATAGGGTGTTTGCTTACTTGAGTGTTCATTGTTGATAAACTTGACATAGGGTTATATTGGTATAAATATTGGTATATTTAATTCGATTTTATAATAGTGTAATGCTGTATCTATATAAACCACTTTTTATTTCGATTTTCTCAAAATAAAAAAGTACATTTTAACAAAGTACTTTGTTTTAAATCACAAATATGTCAGAAAATCGAATCAGATTTACTACTACTAATAGTCTTAGTTCTAACCAACAAACAACTATACAAATAGCAAAACAAAAAAGAAAACAAAACAAAATGAATCAACAACAACGTAAAGAATATTACCCTAATATTAGCTACAACAATAAAATTCGATGTGAAACACGATGGGATAACGACGCCAATGTATATGGCGACATCAGCAATGAATGGCAAATTAGTTTGGGTAACGGTAAGCGACTAGGCCGCAAATGGAGAAAATGCGACGGTTTTACATACGTTTATGATAACAATGGTTGTGAAAGAGCGATTCTTAATGAAAATTACATCAATTTAGCTCCACCTAAGGGGTTAAAGCGACATGATGCACTGCGTTATGCTGATGACGATTATGATATGTCAATGCAACCAGACGGCGAGCCAGGATTCTATCGATGTGAAATACAACGATCCTACGGAAATTACTAACTAAACACACCATTCACGGCGTAGTCTGTTGGCGAGACTTTAAACCGCATCTCCTGTATTGTCTGGTTAGGTTTCCGCGGAACCGAACTGCTAGATATGGATGCTCACTTGAGGGTGAATGCCACATGCTTACCGCGTAAGATGTGAAGAAGCCTCTGGCTTGTCCTAATATAAAGTCCTAGGTAAGACTTAAAACTGCCACTCGAGCACCAACCGAAGGTGAGGCACAGCTGTGTCCGAATAAGTCGCGGTTGAAATATTTGATATCGGGGAACATATTATGGAGAATAATTTATTGCAATATTTATTAATAGAGAAATTCAATTTTCTACTGCCATAACCGGTGCAAGTAGCCCTAATTGCGGGGGCAAAATTGAGGTTCAACTCCTCTTTATGGCTTGTTGTCCTTAGCAAAGACCTCAGTATTTAAAAGGCTACGTCAATCCTACGACGTTAAACGGTAGTCCTTAGCACGACTTTAAAACTGCTACGTCATAAAACGATCTGACGTTAAACTCAATCATAGTGTGGGCACTATAAAATAGGTTCAATTCCTATTTATGATTACTCTTTGGGGTTGAGGGTTCAACCTCCATTATATATTGCGGTTCTTCATTTGGAATTCCTGAAGTTCAAGCAACAACGTAGTAGAATTGGTATATAATGGCTGGAATAGCGGTGGAACATGGCGATAGTAAGCCCATTCCGCAACAGTAAAAAAATACAAAAATCGTAAAGCCAATGCAATTAAAACGGAGATAGAGGTAGTGAGTATTTTTTAATCTAATTTCAATTTATATGAAGATGAAGTTGAAAAAGAAAATATTATCAAATAATTTTTTTAAAATGTTAAAAAAAACAAAAAATAAAACTTTAGAATTATCAATAATTTTTTATGGAATTATTATGATTTTTATATTGCCTATTTTTTTTAAAATTTTTAATAATAGAATTATATTTTTAAATACAGTTTTCCTTATGATTGGAGTAATTCTATATTCAAGAACAAAAAAAATTTATTTTTTATTTTTGAATATGATAATATTCTTAATAAATGAAATATTATATAGATTTTGTCTTATAGATATTTACCCTAAGGAAGATAAGACAAAAATGTTTTATGATATAACAGACATATGGCATTATAAAAGTTATTTTACAAAAGAACCTAGGGGGATGGGTAATTTTTCAGAAGGATATTATCCAAATGAAGAATCAAAAAAAGAATCTCAAAAAAAAAATGATATTAGAAAATTTGATAATTGGATTGAAATAATGAATATTAAACCAGGTGAAACTGTATTAGAATGTGGTTGTGGTTCTGGCGAATTTATAAAATATTTAAAAAGTAAAAACATAAAAGCTGTTGGTATAACATTATCAGAAGTCACTGCTAATAGATTAAAATCTGAAAATATTGAAGCATATTATCATGATTATAGAAAACCAAATCAAAAATTAAATAATAGATTTGATCATATTTTATTCCCAGGTAGTCTTGAACATCTAACACTTTCTTATATTAACTGCCCCGATATTTTATATTCTAAACAAAAAGATAATATTAATAAATTAATGGAAAATATATCACCATGGTTTAAAAAAAATAGTAAAAAAAAACATATTTTTACTGCCTGCTTACATGTTAAAGAAAAATATAATGGTTCAATCGCAGCACATCTTTTAGAAAGAAGCTATGGTGGAAGTTATTTTTCAGATGAAAATGGAAAAAGACTACACGATATGATAGATGGAAGTAAATCATTCAAAAAAATATTTTTACAAGATAGAACATTTGATTATTTTTATATAAGTAAAAAAAATAAATCTCATTTTGGAGCACCCGGAGGATTCAATGAACCCGTTGATATATTGAGTATTATTGCTGTTATTTTTTCTCCATTTATATATCCATTTTTAATTTATATGTTTTTATATGATAAATTAGGCGTATGGATGTGGATGTTTGACGGAAATTATCACGTTTTAGATACTAATTGTAAAACTTGTGAATTAACAAAAAATAGACCTGTTAATTTATACTATTCTGTTCATAAAAAAATTAATTAATACAAAATATTATTAGTATTAATTATACATCGAGAGGTCATGAGTATTTTTTATTGTAATAAAACAGTATAAATATATAATTTTTTATTACTATTAATGACTACACCTTCTGAACAAGTTTATTTTAATCTCGACCTCAGATCACTCATACTCAGCTATAATAGATGCAAAAGTTGTGATTGTTATGGATATAAAGATAATACTATCAATCACACACCCCGTTTTTTTATTAATTTTTATGATGTTTTTTGCCTACAACAATGGATAACTATACATAATGTATGTAAATTATGTTTAGATCACACACAATATTGTAACGATATGGTTATATTTCGCAATAGAAATGATATTGTTTGGCATGGTAATAAAAAAAAAGAAGAAGAAAACAAAAAAAAATGGAAAGATAGAAAAGGAGACAAACGAAAAGTCCTATTATAACACTTCTTCTAATATTTCTTTTATACCGTGCTCATTTATCTTTGTTTCACAAAATTCACATATATAAACATATTCTGTTCCCAACCATTTATATATAACTGATATACCCTCCTGCTTACAAAAGCTACAAGTTCCCAATTCTTCCAATAAACTTCTATTATATGGACCAAGACTATCGTCAATAAATAATTTCTCTATTACTTTATTTTTTTTATATTCTTCTGATGAACAACAACAACCCATATATTCAAGTTATAATTTATTTTTATTATTTTATTTATCTTATTATTTTATTTATTTTATTTATAATATTTTATATTTTTTATAATATATTTTTACAAATTTACTTAAAATTAAGTCTTTTAATCTTTTATAATGTCTAATTCAATACCTAATGGATATAATCCGTTAAAACCATGCGATGATGTAGAATTTATGTTTCGATGGGTAGTATTACCCCATACCTTCGATCCATACGATTGGATTTCAGATGGTTGGGATTTTGCTCATGAAGGCGGAGGCATATGTCTTTATCGAAAATTAAGAAAGCAATATTCTTATCCTGTTTATAAAAACACTTCTCAACACCAAAGATTTGTTAATTCATTGATTCACGATAGTTGCGATTTAAACACCATGTATCCAACAGATGATAGTTTTGATTCTCTTGAATCCTCTTTAGAAGAATTTTTACCTGAAAATGATAATTCAACACCTCTACCATCACCATTAATAGACATTAAACATAAAAAAGGTTTGAAAATAAATAAGACCATCGTATTAAAAAGTAACTGTTTTAAACCCGTAAAACCCATCAAATCTACCAATAGCTTATTTTTTGATATACGCTTCGGAAATAAAAACTAACTATATATTAATGTTCTTAGATAAATTCAACATTAATATACAAGGAATTAATGTAAAAGATTTTATTATTATAGCAATTACCGTTTTAGGTCTCGATTTTATAGCGTTCAAATTATATATCACACAGCATTTTTCAAAGCTTATCAAATCGATACAAAATTCTGAAATGACTATTAACTTTTTTGGTGCTGCTCTAGCTTACTTTTTCATCACTCTTACTATTTATGTTTTTGTAATTCAACCAAAATTATCATATTTCCATGCTGGTTTATTAGGATT